GGTCACCCTCGCCGCGACCATCGGCGCGCAGGGGCGCGAGGCGGTCGTAAACCGGCTCAAGCGCGCCCCCTGGCAGGCTCGTGACCGTGCTGCCGTGCGCGGCACGAGGGTGCATGCCCTCGCCGAGCAGGTCGCCCTAGGGGAGGCCGTAGACGTCCCGGCCAGCCTCGCCCCCTACGTGACCGGCTACGTGGATTTCCTCGACGGGCACGACGTCGAACCGATCCTCACCGAGGCCCGCCTAGCGAGCCGTGCCCACTGGTACGCGGGCACCGCAGACCTCATCGCCCGCATGGGCGGTGAGACCTGGCTCCTCGACCTGAAGACCAGCAACAGTATCCACGGCTCCTATGCGCTCCAGTGCGCCGCCTACGCGCGCGCCGAGTTCCACCTCGACGCCGACGACGAAGAGCAGCCCATGCCACCCATCGACCGGATCGGGGCCATCCACGTCCAGCCCGACGGGTGCCGGCTCGTGGAGTTCCCATCCGTCAACCACGCCTGGAACGCCTTCCTCGCCGTCAAATCAGTCGCCGACCTCACTGCCACCATCGACTCCTGGGGAGACCGCAAATGACCGACCTGACCACCACACAGCCCGCGAGCGCCGACGTCGCCGCGCCCGCCCCGCAGGCCCCCGCCGCCGTCGAGGCCGGGAGCGCACAGGCCCAACTGCGGTCCTGGGCGCTCGCCATGAGCGACGCCGGGAACCTCGCCCGCGTCCTCTGCGCCTCAAGCTTCGCCCCCGCCCACCTGCGCGGCAACACCACCGACGCCGGGGTAGCGATCATGAAGGGCGCCTCGCTCGGCCTCGACCCTATCGCCGCCATGGAGTCCATCTACGTCATCAGCGGCAAGCCCGCCCTCTACGCCAGGACGATGCTGGCCGTCGTCCAGCAGGCCGGGCACGACGTCTGGGTCGACGACCAGTCCGACACGTCCGTCACCGTCTCCGGACGCCGCAGGGGCTCCCAGCAGGTCCAGTCCTCCACCTGGACCATCGAGCGCGCCCGCACCGCCGGGTACCTGAGCAACAAAAAATACTCCCAGGAGCCGCAGGCCATGCTCAGGGCCAAGGCCACCGCCGAAGTCTGCCGCATGATCGCCGCAGACGCCCTCATGGGCCTCTCCTACTCGGCTGAGGAGGTCGAACTCGACGGCCTCGGAGACGACCAGCCCACCGTCAAGGTCGCCCGCAAGCGCAAGCCCAAGGCCGAGCCGGAGCCCGTCGAGGCGCCCGCCGCCGTCATCGACGACCTACCCGAGGAGACGCAGCCGTGAGCCTGCGGATCATCCCAGTGCGCCGCGCCTACGCGTCCCTGTCATGCGACTGGCCCGGCTGTCCCGAGCGGATGGACCTATCGGACCGCCCTGCGGACCCGGACCGCGACTACACGGAATTGCGGGCGCTCAGGCTCCTCGCCGACCGCCACGGATGGCGATTCCAAGACGGGGAGGTCGTCTGCCCCAACCACCCTACGGAGGCGTCATGACCGTCCTCCTCATCACCCTCATCCTCATCACCCACACCTACCGGAAGGAACACCAATGACCTGCCCATTCACTGAGACAGCCGAGAAGATCGCGGCTACTGCGTGGCTCATCAGGCAGCCGATTATCTATTCGATCTCTCGCTGGAACCTGCATCTCGCCCTCGTCGGGGCGGCGATCATCGGCGAGAACGACGGCCGCGAAGCCATGCCCGAGAGCAAGCGGCGCGACGCTATCGCTGGGTCGCTCCGCTTCGTCGCGGCTGACGCAGCGTCGATCCTCATTGCTCTCGACGTCGAGGACCCGGCGGCCGCGTTCGTCGCCGAGTACGAGCGGGCCGCCGTCAAGCATCCTGGCATGACACTGGATGCGGACGGTCACACGGACGAGACCCGCTTCTACGCCTTGGCCGAGGAGGTTGGGGAGGTCGCCGCCAGCCTCACCTACGACAACGCGCAGGGGACCGGCCATGGGGCCGACACCATCGTCGAAGTCACCCAGGTCGGGGCACTCGCCCTCGCCTGGCTCACCCGCTACCAGGAGGGAGAGAACCGATGAAGATCATGACCGCCTATGACAATCCTGAGGAGCACTCCGGCCCAATCATGCGCGGAATGCCCGCCTACTGGGGCGGCTCCAAGACAGCCAATTTCCCAGTGGGAACGGTCGCCATCGACGGGGACGGGGACGCGTGGTCCCGACGAGAAGACGGCTGGTGGTGGGCGGGGGACCGCATCAATCCGTTCCCAAGGGAAGACCTGCCCCTCCTGAACGGGCCGTTTATCGTCGTCTACGTCCCCAAGGAGGAGTCATGACCGACCCAATTCAGCAGCGCCCCGCCGACTCCGATGTGATCACCGCGAGACTGAAGGAATACCTTGAGGCCGACTACTTTGCAGGGGCTATCAAGGATATCTACACGCTCATCAACCACATCGCCTTCCTTGAAAGGCAGGTAGTCGACCTGAAAGCCGCAATCGCCCGAATGCAGGAGGAGAACGCCAATGAGTGACAAGACCACTATCCTCGACAAGCTCAAGGAATGCGAGAAGACAGGTCACTACGACGGGGCGGCTGGCGACATCTACGCGCTCATCAACCACATCGCCGCCCTAGAGGAGGAAATCGACGACCTCAAGGAAGCCGCCGTCCCGCGCACGGTGGAGGGCGACGGGAGTGACCTTCCCATCGATACCGTCGTCGTCGACAAGAACGGGGATGCCTGGCAGCACTACGAGACAAATGGCTGGGAACCCATTGGCGGCTGCTGCTGCACGCACCACGCACTACCTGACGACGGCGTTCCCTACACCATCGTCCACACCCCCAAGGAGGAACTGTGACCCCTACAGCCCCCAAGCCAGGAGACATCCCCACCCAGGTCGACGACGTGCGGCTCGCTAAGGAGATCACTGTCTCTGGTAGCGAAATCTTCGTCGACGGGGACCGGTTCCCCTGGTTCGTACGGGAGAACCCGAGGATAGTTCCGTTCGATGACGGGCTGGTCGCGCTCCAGGTTTTGATCCTGGCCGAACATGTCACGGTCCCGTCAAATACGGAGGAGCGATGACCGGCCGCACTCGAATCATCCCGGCATGTCGCGATTCGCGAAAACCGGGCGAAAACGCGAGAATATGACCACTCCCCAGGAAGGGAACCCAATTGGCTAATGAAACCGTAATCACCGTGTGTGGTGTCCTCGGCCAGGACCCGGAACTCCGCTTCACCCCAGCCGGGAAACCCGTCGCGAACCTCTCCATCGCCTCCACCCCGAGCCGCTACGACCGCAGCACCTCCCAGTGGACGGACGGCACCACCATGTGGATGCGAGCCAGCGCATGGGGAGAAATGGCTGAGAATGTCGCCGAGTCCCTGCGCAAGGGCATGTGGATCATCGCTCAGGGCCGCCTAATCCAGCGGGACTACACCACCCGCGAAGGCGAGAACCGCAGCGTCCTCCAGCTCGAGGTGGACCACATCGGCCCGGACCTGCGCAGGCAGCGCGCCCAGGTGACGAAGCAGGCCCCCACCGGCCAGCAGGGCAACTTCGGCGGCCAGCCTGCTCAGCCGGCGGCGTTCGGTTCGGGGAACGTCCCCACGGCGGCGCAGGACCCGTGGGGAACCGGGGGCGCCCCCACCGGCGAGCCCCCCTTCTAATCGAGAGGAGGACAAAATGGGAACCATCAAGGGATGGTACATCGCCGCATGGCACTGGATCAGGTCGTGGGTCTGACACCACGATGACACGGCGACTGGCCCCGACTGCCGGGCCGGGGCCAGCCACCACCCCAACCCAAACACCCCAAGGAGAACTAATGAAACCCAACCCCACCTTCAGTCAGCGGATCGGATACGCCGTCGGCCTCACCCTCGCACTCACCGCATGCTTCGCCGTCATCAGCGTCATCGCCTGGATCATCACCACCACCTGGCGCGCAATCATCGGAGGCTGACATGGCCGTATACGACCCAGACCAGCACCGAATCCGGTGCGGTGACCACTACCTCCAGCCGGAAGTGACAGTCGAATTATGCGCGATCGCGAATCGACCGAGCCACGCCCTCGAAGTCCATTGGGGGCAAATAGCCATCATCCGCTGTAAGAAATGCGGCCACGAAACCGACACAGAAAAAGTCACAATCCGAACCCAATAACCCCAGGAGACCGAAATGGCCAACAACCGCCCCTGGCGCGACGAAGCAGCCGAACTCCTTGAAGCCATCAACGGCAACTTCAAAGCCGCGAAAGACCAGCACAAATTCACAATCGGGGGTCTCTGTGCGCTAGCAAGCGCCGTCCTCGAAGTCGGGGAACAACTCCGAATCGCAAACCGGCTCACCATCGCCATCGCCGCGAAAGACCCCATCGACATCACCCCCGAAACCGCCGCCAACCTCGGCATCGAGACTCAGGAGCAATCATGACAAACTGGCCCGACAAACCCCTCATCCGCATCAAAAAGGGAAGGGAGAGGGACCTAGAGGTCCGCAACGCAATCGCAGTCGCAACCGACATCGACCGCCTGGAGGGGGACTACTACATGCTGAGTGGCCCACAAGCAGGCCGCACAATTATCCGCGCCTGCACTGCCGATTTCATCGACGAGTGGGAGGAGGTCACGGCCGTCCCCACCGCCGCGCTTAAGCACTTACATGATGCGTCCCTGGGTGTCGACATGCCTAGTCCGCTCGCCGCCGCCATCCTGGACGTCCTCTCCCTCCGGCCCACCGACAAGCCCAGCGCCCTCGACCGGGCCGCAGCCCTCGCCAGAGAGTTAAAGGGCCCGAGGGTCACGCCAGATGACACAACATCGCGTCGCCTCGCCATCCTCCTCGAAGCAATCTCCTTCACTCACGCGTCCCCCAGCAAGGAGGTTGAGCTCACTGAGATAGCCCGCACCTGCGCGGACTGGCTGTACATCATGAACCCGAACCGCGTTGGCCTGGATGACATTGAGACCTCCGCCAGAGAGATCGACAGAATCCCTGATGATGAGGAGAAGCGATACATGTCGCTAACCTATCGCTTCGCCCAGGCAGCAACCCTGATCGGCGAGGGTGACCACGGCGGGCAGGAGATCATGGAACTGGGTGCCTACGCCCTCGCGTGGGCCGCCCAGACCATCGAGGAGGAGGACCGGGGTGACGACTGAGGCCCGTTCCTGCCCGGTGACGGGGGAGCCGCTGCGGGGTGACCGGTTCGTGAGTGTGACGGCCTGCCGGCGGCTCGACGAGGCCGCGCAGGGCATCGTGGCGCTCATGGACGCCCTGGACGCTGCTAAGGCCGGGCTCCGGCGCGGCCAAGGCGGCGGGGGCAGCGTCACCCCATGCAGCCGCCCCCCGGTCCGCTTGGGCGTCGTCCAGGACGCGAGCGCCCACGAGAGGACCCTCCTCAAATGGGCGAAGTGGGCGGCGCACGACCTGCTCGGGGCCACCACCCCGCAGACGTGGACGGAGGTCTCATGGGCGTTCAGGGGCGCGTCCGCGCACCCCGGCCGGCCCGAGCTAGCCGCCCTCATCCCCGAGGTCCTGGCCGCCATCCGGGCGCTCACGGCCCTCGTGGACGTCCCAGAGGACCACCGGTTCTATGGGCGGTGCCTCACCGACCTGGGGGACCGGGGAGTGTGCGACCAGCCCATCTACGCCCCACCGGGATCCTCGTGGGCGCGCTGCCCGGCCTGCGACACCCAGTGGGAACTCCAGCCCCTCCTCGCGAGCCACCTGGAGGCGGCCGCCGACTGGCTAGTCACCCCCGACGAAGGCGCCCGGCTCCTCACGCAGGCTGGGTACCCCACACACCCCGGCACCATCCGACTCTGGAAACACCGAGGCCACCTCACCGACCACGAAGGCAGATACCACGTCGGCGACCTACTCGCCGCCGCCGCAAAACGAAAGGACAAAGCCGCATGACAACCGAGGTGCCCATTCAGGCGTTCGCCATTGTCGCCGAGGAGGCCGCCAAGGCGTCCGTGAAGAGAAGCCTCACCGCCGCCATGCTGGGGCACGCCGCCGCCATCGGCGGCCTTGCAGCAGGCCTACCAGCAGACGACGCCACCGAAGCCATAGGCCAGGTGATCGGAATGCTCACCGAAGCCCGAGACGCCATCGGAGACATGAAGTGAGTGACATCGAGATCGTGCACCCATGGGCTGAAGCGCCCTGGGTGGCCGCGAGCGCCGAGGAACAGGCCAAGCGAGACGCCGAGGACGCCGAGTGGGACCGCCTAGCAGGCGCGATCGCACGGGTAGCCATCGCCGTCAACCGGCCCGGCAGGTTACCATCCGAGGCCATCCCCTTCAGTCCCGGATACGCCACCATGAGGCTCCCCGACCATCCGAGAGAGGAAATGCCGCTACTAGTCCTCCGAACATGACGAAGGCGCCCCACCTGGCTGGTGGGGCGCCTCCCTCGTTTGCGGTCAGCGGGCGTGCCGCTCAGCGATATCCCAGAACAGGGACGGGTAGATGTCGGGGATCAGGCAGTAGCAGACCATTCCGCCCTCAGTGATGAACATTTCAAGGGTCTCGCCAGCGATAGCGCCGATGTCATAGTAGTCCTCGACCGTGCCACCGTCGGCCAGCAGGTCCTCCAGGCCTGCGGCCAGGGCGTCGCGGATCTCGCGCTCGATGGCCTCGCTACGCGTGGTGTACAGGTTCATGGGGGTCTCCTTGGGGGTGTTGGGCGGGTCGGTCAGATGGCGGTCTCGGGGTCGTAGCCGAGGAGGGTGGCGACGGCGGCGCGGAGGTCAGCGTCGGTGGGATCGTCGTCCGGCCCGGCGGACACGGTGCCGTTGATGATGAGGCCGAGGTCGCGGCTCTCCTGGACGTACTGTCCGCGGGGGCCGACGGCGATCGCGCCGTCCACGAGGTCGGTGACCTTGATCTGGCCGGCGGCCTTGTAGTCGATGTTCTTGATGGTGTTGAAGGCCTTGCGGATGGTGCTCATTTTGGGGTTCCTTTCTTCGTTCCCGATGGCTTAAGTGTATGTCCCCATACACAATGAGGTCAAGCCATCAGGATGTGCGCTGCCACACACCCAGCCAGCGGTCCAACGTCTGCCGAGTCACCCCCGCCGAAAACGCCACCGACGCCTTCGACGCACCACCCCGCACCGCAGCAACCGCCGCAGCCCGACGCCGATCCTCAACCTCAGCCAACGCCCCCTGCAACTCCCGCACCTCCTCATGCAAAAGCCCCAACTCCAACAAGCTCGGACGCTCCTGGGTGCTCATGACATCCTCCCAGCGCTCTCCAGGACCGAGTGCTTCCAGAGGTCACAGATACCCATCAGGGCGAAGGTGTTGCCGTCCATGAACACCTCATAGGCGTCCACCTCACGCTCGACGTAGTCCATCGATTCCACCTGAGCCAACACCAGCCAGGACCCCAGCACGTCACCCGGCTTCTCATCTGCCAGGTGCGCGGCAAGAGCGTCCTCCAACGCCCGCTTAGTCTCAGCACTCATCATTACTCCTTCTAGGTCAGGCCCGGCCCCCGCGATCGAGGGCCGGGCAGGTGGGTTGTGTCAGTTGGCGTTGGCGAGGCGGAGCATACTGGCGACGGCCTGGACGTCGATCCTGTCATCCCACCCGTCCTGCACCAGTTCGGTGACGCTATCCTCAGCGGTCTCGTAGACCGCCCAGGTGTAGCCGTCGAGAGGCCCGAGGCCATCCTCTCCGGCGTCGTCGCCGAGGTAGTAGGCGATCTTGCCGAGGCGGATGCCCTCGGTGTGTCCGTCGAGCGGGGAGGTGAGCGCCTTGCACTCGTGGTCGAGGGCCTGGCTGATCTCCCAGAGGATGTTCTTAGCGGGGATGGCGTTCATCGGGGAGTTCCTTTCTGGTTGTTCCGATGACTCTAGTGTATGCCCACATACTGAATGGATGCAAGCCCAGGGGGTGCACACAAACAGTGGGGTAGGCCACAACAAAGAGGGGTGGACCTACAAAGGCGGGGCCCTATCGCAAGCACCCCACCCCCTCAAAAGCAAGGGGCACCCCCATCAAACAAGGGGGCAGGGGCAACAATGCAGGGGCGGGGGGCGTCAGCAATAGGGGTACCCCACAACAGAAGCACCCCAACCCCGTGACCAAACCGCAACACGCCAGGCAGTACACCCACTTGCACACCCACACTGAAACGCGCATCATACGAACATAGGCAAACTGTCAGAGCCCAGCCGTCCACAAGACGCTGGGCTCCACTGTTGCCACCCTTCTGGGGAGAAGGGAATGGGGAGAAGCGACGCGGCCCGCTCACGCACAGCAGCGTGACGCGGGCCGCGTGCGCACACGCGCGCGAGGAGGAGCAATGGCTACCTCACGCACCGGCACCACACGCTGGCTCCACAACGCCGCAGCAGCCAAGCGCAGCGCACGAGCAGCAGGACTAGAGCGCTGTCCCATCTGTCACGTCCGCCTCACCTGGGACGCTGGCCTACTGCCTAGTAGCCCTGAGGCCGACCATATCGTGCCTCACAGTCGAGGTGGAAACGACTCAATAGACAATATTCAAATCATCTGCCGAAAATGCAACCAACGCAAAGGAAACGGCAGAAAACCGCGGCCGCCGAAACGCAAACGTGACCGGCCAATCAAAATTCAAGAGACCACAGACACAGAAACATGGTAGAGTAGCCACCAGAAATGAGGGACAGGGGGGCAATACCCTCCCGTCCCCCACTCTCGCC